GACAGTTCTAATCCAGAAACATTTTTTACAGCTGCAAATTTCCTTGCATATGGCAATAAGCTTTATGTAAGTCGCGCTGCTAATACCACTGACACTACTGGTGTTACAGGTGTTCTTACTGCTGTAGGTAATACCGGTCCTTATGCAAATTCAATTCTTATCAAGAATTCTGATGACTACGATCTATTATCTAATCCAGATACAGACGTACTATACGCTGCAAAATATCCTGGAGCTCTCGGTAATTCACTTAAAGTTTCCGTATGTGATTCTGTAACTGCATATGGTTCTAACTTAAATATGTTTGTTGGCAACAATGCATCTTATAATGTTGCAGATAGCACGAAGATTGCAAACGCTGGTATCGTATTTACAGTTGGATCCAATCAAGCTACAATCTTTATTTCAAATACATCCGGTAGCTGGGATACAGGTACAAGTTCTGGTTCCGCTCAATACGGTCTAGAAGCCATTGTAGCTAATACATTTATTGTAGGTAGCATTCTAAAAGCTGGCAATACCATACTCGGCACTCAAGACCTTCGCATTACGACTCTTGCAGCAAACGCAGTATATGCTGCTGGCAACACAACATTTGTAGTAAATTTAGATTCTAACTATACACTTTCTGGTGGTTACTATTCAAATACAATTACAAGAAATTGGGAATACTACAACGCAGTAGATAAAGCTCCAGGCACTTCAGTTTATACCAAGAAATTTGGTAATAGCTCAGCCGTCGACGAAGTTCATGTTGTAGTTGCTGATGAAGACGGTAAATTTACAGGTGTTCCTGGCACAATTCTTGAAACTTTTAGGGGTCTTTCAAGAGCTTCAGATGCAAAGACAGAAGATGGCGCTGCTCTTTATTACAAAGAAGTAATCAATCAGAATTCAAATTATATCTGGTGGATTAATCATCGTTCAGGTTCTGGCACAGCTACTGCAACAAATATTACAAGTTCAACAAATTCAAAACCAGTAACTCTATCATTTGTAACTGGTTCAGATGGCGCCAATGAAAGTACTGTTGCAATCGGTGATCTTACACGCGGATACGATTTATTCAAATCAGCCGAAGATATCGACGTATCGTTGATTCTTCAGGGTAAATCACGCGGGTCTTCAAACACAGCGCAATTGGCAAATTATTTAATTGACAATATTGCAGAATCACGTAAAGATTGTGTAGTCTTTATTTCTCCAGACAAAGATGACGTCGTAAATAATGTTAGTAAAACAGAAGCCACAGACGTTGTAGGTTTTCGTAATGCCTTAACATCTACGTCTTATGCTGTCATGGATTCTGGTTATAAGTATCAGTATGACAAATATAACGACGTATATCGTTGGATTCCATTAAACGGTGATATAGCTGGTCTTGCTGTTCGTACAGATAACGTACGAGATCCTTGGTACTCGCCAGCTGGTTTCAATCGTGGCCAGATCAAGAACATCATCAAACTTGCTTATAACCCTGCTAAAGCAGATCGAGATATTCTCTATAAGAGCGATGTCAATCCAGTCTGTATTTTCCCAGGTCAAGGCACAGTACTATTTGGTGATAAAACGGTTCTTGGTAAGCCAAGTGCATTCGATCGTATCAACGTTCGTCGTCTATTCATCGTTCTTGAAAAAGCTATCGCAACAGCTGCGAAGTTTACTTTATTCGAGTTTAATGATGACTTTACACGAGCACAGTTCAGAAATTTAGTTGAACCTTTCCTAAGAGACGTCCAAGGTCGTCGCGGCATCTATGACTTTAAGGTTGTTTGTGATGAAACAAACAATACAGGTGAAGTTATTGATCGCAACGAATTTGTAGGAGACATCTATGTTAAACCGGCGCGCAGCATTAACTTCATTCAGTTGAACTTCGTAGCAGTTAGAACTGGTGTTGAATTCGCTGAAGTTGTTGGAAATTTCTAATAAATAGGTTTAACTAACGAGGAGAATTTACATGGCCTTTAATATAAATGAAATTAAAAGTCAAATGTTATTTGATGGAGCGCGTCCAGCGCTCTTTCAAGTAACGATACAGAATCCTGCAAACTCTGTAGCCGATATCAAAGTTCCTTTTATGTGTGAAGCCACAGCCATACCACAGGCAGAACTTGGTATGGTTCAGGTTCCATATT